GATCTTTAGAAATCCTCGCACGACTCAAGATATCATCGATAATGGATGCCTTTTGAGCGTTGCCAATGGTCAGCTGTCGTCTACCTATGATCCCGATGGATCATCTAATTTTTGGAATCAGGCATTGATTTCTAGCGGTGGCGATATATCATCCACCTCTATAGTGCAGACGCTTTATCCTAGACCGCTATTTATCCCAGAGGCTTATAGAGGACAGGAAATAGGAGTAAAATTTGATTGCGTGAGAGTACGATTAGATAATGTTTGTCTCTATGAAGCTTTTGATGAGGTGATCAATGATTAGTGACGATAGAACAGCTCGAGTTTATGGGCTAGAGATAGCAGGGCTTGCGACACGCTTTTATTATAGGGCATCGCCTTTTATATCCGAATCCATCGGCTCATCACCTGATGAGATATCATATACCGACCTCGACTGTATAGAGAGTATCAGCGACTATGTGGCAGACCTGGAGCCTAGCGGTGGCATAGCAACCTATTCTCCCATAAGTGTAAGCCTAGTCATGGATAGGATGAGAGGCACCAATCAAGATCCTCATCGTATCTTTGGGCGTGTCATGCGGTCATCGTCTGTGTGGAGTGGTCAGCTGGTACAGGCTATCGCTAGAGATGATGATCAGCCGACTATCATAGTCGATAGTGATCCATCTCTCACATATCCCCATCTAGTCCACATAGGGGCTGAGTCTTTTTTGATCAGTGGTCAATCGCAGGTCGGGGATGTGTATCATCTCGCTTGTGAACTTCGCATTGGCTTTAGGCAGATGCACGACATACGACTAGATGGAACAGATACGCCTATAGTGACAAGCGAGATAGTCGCTTGGCGTGGTAGACAGGCATCGATCTATTGTGCTAGTATGGATGACAATGCGATCATAACTGACAATCAAGTCGTCTTTCATGGCATGATCGAGCGGTCGCCCGATATTAGCGACCTGACCGCGATATCAATATCCATCGTTCCCATTTCTGCCATCGTTGACAACAGGGTGGCTGGACCTAAAAATAGCACTCAGCTAGTGCACGGATATCATTATTTTGACCAGTCGGCTAGATATAGGATCAATAATATACAAAAACTAGGCGATAACCGAGCATTTATCGGCGGAGGCTATTTTATAGAGTTTTCAAATGGGCTTTCGTCAACCGATGAAATCATGGACAAGATCAATTCAGTCTCAAGAGGTGCAGAGCCGGGAACTTGGTTTATCAAAAGACAGGCAGGCGGATATTATTTAGTCTTGAATCCCCATAGCAACGCTAGCACAGTGCATCAGGTTTTTGCTGATGACATCAGCCTTGTAAAGCTGGATCAGCTATCTAGATCGGGCAACGCTTTGGATTTTAGATATATATCCGATGATCCAGTATGCCTAGATTTTGGCGTCAATTTCTCATCAAGTGAAGCTCCTATTAGGACAGCCAAGGATGAAAAAAGCTATCAATTCGACATAGATAGAGATCTAAATCTGTACTACTATCTATATCAGACAGAGACCTATGCAGAGTATCAAATCAGGGGCGTAGCCTTGGGCTGGTATGAATATGGAGAAAAATATTTGCTCGTGCAAGACTCTCTAGGTCTGCCCGCGTCCTATGATGGTACGCTATACGCAATAGAAATCAAGGCTTATGGTAAAGCCTTTAAGGCGATGGCAAAGAGCGAGACTGCTGTATCAGTGGGCTATCTCATCGAGCTAGATCAGGACAATGTCTATAATAGAGGCTTGCCCAGCTTTGGCGACTTCCTAGATTCTACCGAGAAAATTGAGATATCGAGAGGGCTTTTGATTGAGAATAAACCTGCTGGGCAGGTGATGCTAGAGCTACTTGAAAGCGGGGGCGGTGGTGGCATAAATGGCGATTATGATTTGCACTTGGTGGGCTGTAATATCAGTCAAGCTTTTATCGATGAAGACAGCTTTTTATCAAATCAAAGTGCTAGCAACATTAGGGATTGGCAATTCAATTTGAGCATCGATGATATCACGGCGAGGGACATTTTAGAACCTATGCTGAGAGTGATGGGCTGTGCGATAGTGATGGACAGATCGACGTTTTATCCACGCCTAAAATTGATTAGTGTTGGGCATGAGGCAGATGAAAATCAGCCCCTTATCACAGATGATACTATGCTGATAGATAGCCCCATTTATTGGAGCGTCTATGAGGATATCATAACACAATTTAAATTTATTTATGACCTGCAAAATGATCAGCCCACTGAGAGAGTCATCAATAATTATGCTGCTATCAATCAGCTTGCGGGCGAGACTAGGAGCGAGGAATACAAGCTTTATGGACTGACTTCCGAGATCGTAGGTGGGGCAAGAGCGGGGGATTTTCTGCAGTATTTTAGAGCTACCTATGCCCGCCTATTCCGACTGTATGGGCAGGCTATAAGGCAGTGGGTTTTTTCTATCACATCGGGGGCTAGCTTCAATCTTGACATTGGGTCGAGCCTAAGAGTATCAAGCGATTTTCTCAAGGGGTATAGCGATGACTATGGCGTGAGCGATGGCGTTGGGCTGATAGTGTCCATGCGTCTATCGCTATTCGGTGAGGGCTGTGAATTGAAGCTCAACCATTATGGGCTCAGCTCTCCCACATGGAACGCATCGGCTCGAGTCGACCAAGTGATCAATTCAACGACTGTCTCGATAGTCGTAGACCAGTTCTCAGCATCAGACATATCTTTTTTTAAGGTGGGCGATGCAGTCGTGCGATATACATGGGGGGCAAATGACAGTAAAACATCGCTCACGATTTCACAAATAAACGGGGCTCAGATTGTTTTTAGTGGTAGTCATGGAGCTACGGCAGGCGATATCATCCAGCCTGCATCCTATACACTAGCAAGCACCGCCCACAAAAAACGGGCATACATAGATCGAGGATATAAGTATGAATGACGACAAAAAGCCCTTAACGATGAAGTTTTTATTCGATGAGATCGAACTGCTTAAGGATGAAATTGAGGTGCTAAAGAGGCAAATCAATGCTTTTTCTATGCGAGAACAAAATATTGAAAAAACAAGTAAAAAAATCGTTATACTACACGATGAACCGATCACAATAAAGGCAAAAAGACATGAATAGACTTCAATACGCCATAGGCACAGGCGAGTATATCGCTTGTAAAAGCACATCAGCCAATGCTTCCACTGACTGGACAGATCTAAATAGTAGCGATTTTATCGACTCCAAGACAGGATCAGCCCTATCTGCTGACTTGGCGTTTGCTGAGGTATCCATCTATAATCCGGGCTCATCCACCGCCTATCTAAAATTGCGAGCTCGCACAGGTGCAGGCGACTCTACCGCCAATGAAATTTTTATCTTGGCAGGTGGTGCAATCGATTTGCAGTGTGCAGGGCTCAAAGATGGTGCTGTCGTGAATATCGCCTATAAAAAAGGTGCATCAGGCGATAATGTTCAACTCATTTGTGCATTCAATAGAAGGGCGGTTTAACATGGCAATTATTATTAAACCTCCTGTAAGCGGTGGCGGTGGTGCTGTTGATTCTGTGAATGGGGCTACTGGCGTTGTTGTTTTGACTACCGATAATATCGATGCGGGCTCAAATGCAGATCGCCAATATTTTACGAGTTCTATTCAAAGCGAGATCGATAGCAAAGCCGACCTAAGCGATCTTGATACAGTGCAGAGCAAGACGCTTTACTCCAACTCGTACTATGTAAACGAGGGCGTAAATGACATTCAAACTGTAGTCAATACTATTGCAGGTGGAAGCGGTGCATATGCGATCTATATGTCAGCCGGCTCTTATAGTGGCAGTACACTCACGATCAGCGATGCCCCTAGCGGTATGGATATCATCGCACCATATCATCCAACAAGCGGGCATATTTGCGAGCTAGTATCTAGAGGGCTGACTATATCAGGGGCGACCACTACTCGAGTCAGGATCAGTGATCTCAATGTCGAGGGTGCATTGCTCATCGATGGCACACTAGGTCGCCACTATTTTAAAAACTGCATCTTCGATTCCACTGTGACAATCACAAATGCAACTGCTAATTTTGTGACATTTGAGCAGTGTTCTTTTGCTGGTGGGATCTCCATCGCTTCCAGTGTGACGGCGACTGTCTATTTTGATCGATGCGCCATGGGGAATCAGCTAGTTACCTCTTTGCGTGCAGGGGCTGGGTCGCCTTTATTGACCGTCCTCACAGAGTGCAGTGGTGTCAACGCACTACAAGTGAATTTAACCTCAAATGTAGTTTTAGTCGGGCGTACAGGTTTCAATGATCTGTCGGTCGTGCAGTATCAAAATAGCGATAGCTATGTATATGACCTAAACAACGGGCTGTCTACTTCATTTAGTGGATCATATACAGAGCTGAGAAATAAGCCCACGATTCCATCTGCATACACAGATGAGCAAGCAAGAGATGCAGCAGGCACAGCCCTTGCAAATGGTACTCATACAGGGATCAGCTTTGTAAATAATGACGCTGGAGACACTATCAACGCGACTGTATCGCTATCTAGTTTTTCAACAGATAATCTGTCTCAGGGTTCAACCAATAAATATTTTAGCGACACTTTGGCACGAAGTGCATTTACTGCAGGGGCTGGCATCTCTATCACCACAGGCACTATCGCATCTACCATCACTCAGTACACTGACGCTGATGCAGACGCACGAATCACCGCACAAAAAGGGCAAGCGAATGGAGTTTGTGAGCTCGATGCAAATAGCCTCGTGCCAACCAATCATTTGCCACCCCTTGCGATTACCGATGTTCATGTGGTGGCAGATGCGACTGAGAGGCTAGCCCTTACAGTACAGGAGGGCGATGTTGCTATACAGACAGATGACTCGACATCTTGGATTTATAGCGGTACTGCATGGGTGCAGTTTAGCACTGGTGGTGCGGTTCTATCTGTCAATGGACAGACTGGCACGGTCTCACTCGATACTGATGATATAACCGAGGGGGCTACAAATAAATATTTTAGCGATACCTTGGCTCGAGGTGCATTTACTGCAGGGACAGGCATCTCTATCACCACAGGCACTATCGCATCTACCATCACTCAGTACACTGACACGCTAGCAAAGACCGCATCGGTGGTCGATAGCATGGTGGGATCTCAGACCGATCAGGCTCCATCTGTGTCATCAGTCAAGGCATACTATACCGCAGGGACTGGCATCAGTCTCACAGGTGGCACAATAGCATCTACCATCACTCAGTACACTGATGAGCTAGCTCAAGACGCCTCAGCCTCTCTGCTCACTACAGGCACTCATACAGGCATCAGCTACTCATATGTCGACGGCTCAAATAAAATTGATTCTACCGTGTCTTTAGCTGGTTTTAGCATTGATGCTTTGAGCGATGTCGACACAAGCACAACGCCCCCGACTAGTGGTCAGGCTTTGGCGTGGGATGGGACAAGCAAGTGGATTCCTGCATCGATCACAGGTGGCAGTCGCCCATCATATACAACCGTCGCATCATTCCCATTGACTATCTCAGCCCCCGCCTCCAGCGTGGTAAAGGCGAGATATTATCTAAACAACGGGGCATCTGCTGTCACCGTTAATCTGCCCGCTGTCGCCTCATGCGATGGGCTTGAAATCGTAATTAAATTGTTGGGCACTGGCACAGCTACCATAGACGCAAGCGGAAGCGAGACCATTGATGGAGCACTGACATTTGCGCTCACTCTACAAAACTCGAGTATCAATTTAGTCGCCACCTCTGCGGGATGGAGGATAGAATAATGTCATATAATATCGGGCGTCAAGTCACGCCCGCCTTAGCCGTCTGCTCGCTATCATCCTCTGCATCTGGGCTCGCCACTATCACATATATAAATGGCGATTTCACGCCATCGATTAGCGGGACTGATCTCACGCTAGAGGCTGGATACGAGTATTTTTTGATCACTTCGCCTGCTACTGTGTCGGCTGTGACAGCTACCTATGAGACGCTGATAGATGGAGTATCACAAGGGGCATATCCCATCAGGAGCACATCGCTAACTGGAAGCCTTGACGAGAAATTTGATAGCGTTTTAGCTACAAGCTCGACGCTCATACAGATCACAGCCAATGCCGCGTTAAGCACCAATTCAAGATTACAGATTTGGAGGATGCCCCTATGAGCCATGATCCTAGCCAAGCTTTTGGCACTAGAAGCGTGCAAATCGATATCAACTCCGCATCGGTACTGAGCGATGATATTACACAGCATACTGAGACATCTATCACCGCTAAGAGCGTATATTTTATAGATGTTAGACATATGTACTCGACAAATTTATCTGGAACGGGATGTATCGCGTATAGGAACTTTAATAATTTTTTGCCCTTTGGAGGACAATTTAAAGTCAACAACGTTTCTTCGGGTAGTACATCATGCGATGAGTCGTATTGTGGGGTAAATGCGAGAAATACAGCATTGACGGTCTTTGTTAACAACATCAACGGAGGAAATATCACTGCGAACAATTCTTTTAAATCGCTGTGGAGGATACTATAATGTCATATTTTGGATCAGAAAAGCGATTGCTCATGTCTATAAGCTCTCTATATAGCTCAGCTAATACGCAAAGTATTGGCATAACCGGGGTAATAGTGAGCATTTTTAATGGGGTCACTCCGACACAGATGACATCATCTATCGGGTATCCCACGATCAGCGTGTCAAGTGGGACTTTCACTTTAGAGGCGGGATACAAATATTTGATCGACTGTAGATTTAAAGTGAGCGACTCAACTCCTTCAGCAGGTGAATATGTTAGTTACTATTTGGCTGACTCTGCATCGGCTCAAATATCATCCACTGGAATAACGAATATAACTACAGACTCATCAGCTGTTTTGAGTCAAGAGCGATGTATAGCCTATATAGATGCTACTGCCGGGGCTCAGACTTTTACGATAAGAATGCAAAAAAATGCCGGCTCTGCAGTAACACTCAACTCAAATATCGACTCAGGTACTACGGGTTTTTTGTCGTATGTCCTGGTCAAGGCGTGGAGATAAAATGCAAGTAACAAAAAATTTTAAGCTCTCAGAGCTCGAGTTTAGCGATTCAGTCCCGCCTGACCTAGTCGCAAATGCGGTTGAGCTTTTGCAAAATTTGCAGGTCATCCGAGACCATTTTCAAAAGCCGATTGTCATTATCAGCGGTTATCGATCACCAGCAAGAAATGAGGTTGTTGGAGGTGCTAAAAAATCCCAACACATGGAAGCTAAGGCGGCTGATATAAAGATTGCTGGAGTACCCACAGAAGAGATCTATAGTCGCATTGACAAGCTTATGGCACAGGGTAAAATCAAGGTAGGTGGACTAGGTTTTTATCCTAGTCAGGGCTTTGTACACTACGACACTAGAGGCGTGAAAGCGAGGTGGCAGGGATGAACTCGGACATGATCTCTATATCAGCGATGACGGCGGTCATCACCGCTCTTTATCCACTAGTCAAATTTTTGTCTGCCTATGACAGACGCATCGCAATCCTCGAACAGCAAAACCTAGAGTTTAGCAAAAAGCACGACAAAACCGAGAATGAACTGCATGACATACAAAAATCGATGCACAAAATCGTCGTGAGCCTAGAGCGTATTGAGACAAATATCGAGCATCTAAAAGATAAAAAATTTGAGTCCTAGCCTCGCGAGTGTTTAAATAGGCATCCCCCAATTTCAAGGATGCAATATGGCACAAAATAAAATTTTAGGACAAGTCGCTTTTGCCACACAATACGCAAAAATCAAGGCAGATGGTAGCAGAGAGAGCTACGCTGACGCTATGGGCAGAGTCAGGGATATGCACATCGAAAAATTCCCCCAGCTCGCAAAGAGGATCAATCAGGTTTTCAACGATTTTGTCATGCCTCAAATCGTATTCCCATCTCAGCGATCGACTCAATTTGGCGGTGATGCTATCAAGAGAAATAATATGCGATTGTACAACTGTACAGCCTCATATTGCGATAGAGTGAGATTTTTTGCTGAGGGCTTTTGGCTCTTGATGAGTGGCTGTGGCGTCGGTTTTTCTGTGCAAAAGCACCACATCGCTCGCCTGCCAAGGCTGATCACAGCAGAGCAAAGAGACGCTCGAATCAATAAGATTCATGTGGTGGCAGATAGTATTGAGGGCTGGGCTGATGCAGTGCTAGCCCTCGTATCCAGCTATATGCCCACAGATGAAGAGCAAGCAAAATACTGTATCAATTTTCACTATGATCGGGTACGCCCAGAGGGATCGCCGATCTCTATCGGTGGAGTCGCTCCCGGTCCCCAAGTGCTAAAAACTGCTATCGAGCGAGTGAAGGCTGTACTAGATCAGGCGGTCGATGATAGTCAATATAAAATTCGACCTATACAAGCGTTTGATATTTTTATGCACATATCTCATGCAGCTCTTCTATCGTCTCGCAGGGCAGCAACGATCGCTCTCTTTTCACCTGATGACGATGAGATGATGACTGCTAAAACTGGAGACTGGTGGATGACTCAGCCTCAAAGGGCATATGCGAATATTTCGGCTCAGATTGATACATCATCACTCACAGAGAAAAAAAATATATTTGCCCAGATCGTGGACACTGCTCGACAGTATGGTGAGCCCGGTTTCTTTTTTGCTCATTCAACCGAGTATGCGACAAATCCATGCGGTGAGATCGGTCTTTATCCTCGTATCCTAGAGGCTGATGGCACATGGTCGAGTGGCTGGGCTGTCTGCAATTTAAATGAAATCGTCATCCCCAATATCATCGATAGCCACCACTTTATCCAGGCTTGCAGTGCTGCAGCATTTTTAGGCACTCTGCAGGCATCCTATACAGAGACAGGCTATCTCGGCGATGTGTCTAAACGCATCATAGAGCGTGATGCACTGATAGGCGTATCCATGACGGGCATCATGCACAATCCCAAGCTGATAGAAAATAAAAATCTCCTGCAGATGGGAGGACTCATGATTAGAAATGAGAATGAGCTCACAGCAAAGGCAATCGGCATCAATCAAGCCCTGCGTTGTACGACTATCAAGCCAAGTGGCAACTCATCGACAGTGGCAGGCTGTTGTGCGGGCATCCATCCATATCATGCTCGATACTACATCAGACGCATGAGGATAAATAAAATCAATCCCATATGGGCAGAAATTTTAAATAAATTGCCACAGGTCTGCGATGATAGCGATCCACAGGTGGGGATTGTGGCTTTTGCCTGTGAAGCTCCAGAGAAAGCGATCTTGAGAAAAGATATCGATGCTATCGAATTTTTAAACAAAGTTAAGTTTTTTCAAGACTACTGGGTGATGGCAGGTAATCGAGAGATCGAATCTCAAAAGGGACTGACTCATAATGTCTCAAATACCTGCACGGTCAAGAGTGGTGAGTGGGATGCAATCAAGGATCGCATCTGGGATCTTAGAAAGTCGGTTCGGGGCATCAGCCTATTGAGCGACTACGGCGATACTGTATATAAAAATGCCCCATACGAGACAAGCGACATCAGCGATGAATACTATAAAACGCTTTTAGGAGCTGATTGGTCTCTTGTCGATTTTAGCCTTGGGGGCTATGTCGAGAATCCACAGGCTGATCCAGCTTGTGCAGGTGGCGTCTGCCTGCTATAGGCGAGTGATGCTGATCATACAGCTTCCGTGTATGGATGGAGTGAGGTTGACTGCAAAATATGTTCCATTGATGACAGTCTCGATATTTTGCGATGCTAAGTCTAGAAATGCCTTAGCCACAATAGGACTTGACACAGAGATCTCTAGCACCTGCCCACCTTTTAGGCTGGACACTTCATCGATATGATCGCTTAAAATCTCTGTCAGATGCCCTGATTGTAGGGAGCTCATCTTGTGATTGATTGTGATATTTGATTCTTCAATCTGTACAGGCAAAGGGGCGATCTCGACTTTAGGCTGAGCCTTGGGCTGTGTCTTAGGTGGCAATTTTGCATCCTTGGCTAGGGCTGTGCCCTCCGACTCATCGATCAAGGCGAGTCTCTCATGCTCAGGCATATCTAGGCTATCTGCCATCTCCATCACATCATATCCGCTGATCACATCTGCGAATACCTCACGAACAGCCATAGATCGACAGCGTGCGAATAGCATTTGTTGGGGCATTTTCTGCCATTGCTGACTTGATGCGAGTCCCTGCTGCTTTGCCATCTCAATAGTGAACCTAATAGTGTGCTTAATGTCCTTTGGTTGATCATTGCGTTGACATTCGATCACGCACTCGGTGGCGGTGGTGGATACTGTCTTGAAATAGCGGACTTTACCAGAGCTCAATACCAAGCCGAACAGCGCGTGAACTTGAAACGCCGGTTTGCCTTTGAGGTTGTGCATATTGTCGAGGATCTCTGCCATAGTCCAGCTGTATTTAATGCCATAGCTGAGATAGGCACTTACCAGGCTTTGAGCTGTCCAGCCATCACGAGCGAGGTATGTGGCAAGCTTGATCATCGACTCCATGTTGGAAGCGATGAGGTTCATCTCTTGCATTGCGTTTTGAATTTTTGCGAGACTCATTTTTATGTCCTTTGTTTTGTCTGTTGCGGTGACTTGGTTATCTTATAGAGCGACTACATAGCATTGCATTGCCATTGAGAAAAAATCAGCATCAGATGCGCACTCGACTTCTTCATAGCACTCGACATCTAGATCAGCCCAGAAGCTTGGCTCTTGGCTATAGCACTCGAAGGAGGTGAATCCATCGTCTTGTGTATCGATGTGGCAGAAGCTGACGGAACCGTCTAGGGCGATGAATTCGAAGGAGGTTGTATGCTTTAGGTTTCTCATTTTAAGATCCTTGTTTTTTTTGAGTTTTTTGAGTTTTGGCTTATTGCCTTGTTGTATAGTCAATATAAAACAATTTTGTATTTATGTCAAATATTTTTTTATATAAATAAAAAAAAATTTTATGTTCATTAAAAAAAGATTGATGAGTTTTTAAAATCGCCTTGGTGTAGCCCCGTCAATGTCTCTAAGCCTCTGCTGTTTTTTATCAAAATGGCATCGAGCAACACCAATCTCTCCGTGTCTATTTTTTGTGATACCTATCTCCATGACATCACGATCTGCAGTCTCTGGATTATATACCTCATCTCGATATAGCATCATGACAACATCGGCGTCCTGCTCGATGCTTCCCGATTCTCTGAGATCGCTGAGAGTCGGGCGTTTATTGGGGCGACTCTCCACGCCTCGATTTATCTGTGCTAGTGCAATCACGGGGCAATCCATGATCTTGGCTAGACTTTTGAGCCCTCGGCTGATGGCAGCTATCTCCTGCTCTCTAAAATCCTTGTTTGCACTCATAAGCTGTAGATAGTCAACGATGATGAGACCGACCTGATCGGCTTGTGCCTCAGCCAATCGCTTCTCCAGAGAGAGATACTCTAGGATATCCCACCTCTGCTCCTCAAAAACAGCATCGTCTATCTGCCTAGATATGAATGGAACGCCCTCTGCATCTCTACCTGACACATAGGCATTTTTATATCGTACTGAGTCGTATGTATAGCCATTGGCTTCGACTATAGGTCTCACTGTACGCCTGAGATGCTCAAGGCGTGGCATCATGTGATCTAGTCGTATATCGCTCTTTAGCCTACTGCATCTCTCTATGAGTGCATCTATCGATAGGCTGCTGTCATCAAAAATCTGCAAATTGAGATTTTTGATATAGTCGATAGCCTCGCCCATCTTCTGCATATCCTGGGCGGTAGCACCAGCCATGCCACTGGTTAGCACATGATGGTCTATGCCTCCAACTGATGAAATCAATCTTTTCATTAGCTGCTCTTGTGGCATTTCTAGGCTGATAAAGATCGTCTTTTTGCCATGGGCTAGCCTGGCTAGATGCAGGGCTACTGCTGTTTTACCCATAGCAGGACGCCCCGCGATGATATATAGGCATCCCCTTTGCAGGCGGGCATACTGATCTAGCTCTGCCAAGCCGGTGGATAGACCGGGCTGGAAATTTTGGATAGATAGAAGCGTCTTTGTCAACGCATCGCCCATGCTTGGCGCTGGTTTTGGTCGCAGTGAGTCGAGCTCACGCATCGCATCTCTCTCGAAATTTTCTGCTTCTGCGATGCCGATTTCTTTGATTAAGTGCGTCTTGATAGATGATATACGAGCCATCGCCTTTTCAACAGTATGAGCCATGTATGTATCGCACTCGGCTTTAGCCATGACAGCTCCTACCCATAGAGGATAGGTGGCGGTCTCCATCAAAAAATTGAGGGCTTGATCTGGATTGTCCATGTCCGGCAGCTTCTTTATATTGCTAGAGTATCGACTTTTATACTCCTCATAAATGGCTATGAAGCCGATCGGGGCATCTATACCAGCCTCTCTGTTTTTATGCCTGAGCCTGATAGCCATACGATAGATCATGCGTAGTGTATGATGCACAAAGAGGGCTTCATGTACTATGGATGAGAATATCGCATCCTGTAGGTCTTTGTCGTATGTGTGACATAGATTGATGATGATTTTTAGAGCTCTCATAGCATGAGCCTGATGCTTGAGCTCATCTGTCTCGCCTATGATAGCCTCAATGTCCGTTAGTCTCAAGACGTCTTTATATGAACCTGTGATCATCTCATGGCTCCAAGCCATACAAGGCACACATACATAAAGAAAAATAGAATAGCGATTGATGAGACAAATAGCGCGATAGCGGTCAGCTCTCTTGCTATCGATGGTGATTGTAATTTTGGTAGCTGTACGATGGGGAAATACCCGCATTGAGGGGCTTCATCTCTTGGGCTGTCATCTAGTATGGGGGCGTCGTGGTCTAAGTGAGTCATGATTTATCCTTTTTTATTTGCAAATTGGAAGCAGAGGGGCTGATCATACAAAAAAAATTGATGGCTGATGCCTGTGGTGGACTCCAGCTTTTGAGCAAATCGCATAGTGGGGCAAGCACCGGGGCGTAAATTATTGTATAGTGTCGCGTATGTGATGCCCGCATCCTCTGCGATTTGCTTTAGTGTTTTATGTGTGAGCTCTTGAAGCTTTAAAGATTTTAGATTCATGGTGAAGCCTTTCATGTCGTTGAATGATTTTTGATATAGATAAAATATTTATTGCTTTTTGTCAAAAATATTTTTATAAATATCAAAAATAAAGGAGCACTCATGCAATTCAATTTTATTACTATCGCTATCAACGCGGCAAAGCATCCCGCGATAAACGCTTTACCTCATGGGCTGAGACTTATCATAAGACTCTTAGAGCTCCATGGACCACAGAGAGAGGCGTCTATACTCAGTGGCAAGGAAGCTACAAATCAGTGGATCGGCAATGGTGGGCTCAGTAAATACCAGATACAATCGGCTCTAGAGCATCTATCGGCGATTGAGATTGATGGCAAGCCACTAATCAGCGTATCAATGAAATTCATCCCAGGGCTGGGCAAGGCGAGAGAGATAGATGTTTCAGGTCTATCAGCTCTAGACATGGATTATAAGACTTTTTTTACTCGATACTGCCAAGAGACAGCAGAAAAGCCCAAGGCTAAAAAGGCTAAAAAAGAGGATGCTCCCTTAGTCAAGTCTGCCTTGGTAAAGCCCGCTTTAGTAAAGCCCGCCTTAGTAAAGCCGACTCGACATATAAGTGTTAATATACCCTCTAAAGAGGGTATATTTAATAGCAAAGAAAATCTTGACGATTTTCATGTGCAAAAAGAGGAAAAAAAAGAGGTTGAGATTATTGAGCCCACTAGTCATCAAAGAGATGTTGAGCACTCTCTTTTTAAGGCGAGTCAGTGGCTATTGGATGGGATGACAGTCAGGGCTACAGATGGCAAGTGCCTGCATCAAAATCCAGCCAAGCCTAAGGCTTCATTGTCAGCATCATATCTGCCCTATGCCGTCTTTAAAGGGGGGCTAGCCTCCATCAATAGCGATATATATAGATATGTGCAGCTACAGGATATTTTAAGCGATATAGAGAGATGTAAAGAGGATATCCATAGACTGAGACGTGATGAAAAATTGCTATTTTATAGGATAGCTAGAGCGATGATTTTTGAGCATGATAGAGATCTAGCCTGTCTATATATCGATAAGGATTTTATGTCTAAAAAATCGGGGCAGGCTCTGATAGACCGCCTAGACATCAATGTCTATTTTATAGACCTAGATGGTATTGATGACAGCCTTATTTATACTCTGCTAGAAAAAGATAAGTGCGTCATCGTCCTAGAGAGATGAGCTGTACGCCATGGGCTGATAAATAGTCCTCGCCCGTACTAGTCCATCTCTGCCCGCCCCGATAATAGACCGTCTTGATCCCCGACTGTATTATCATCTTAGAGCACATGAGACAGGGCGGAGCGGTGATCACAATGCAGGCATCAGCCAAGGCGATACCCTCATAGACGGCATTGGCTATCGCATTGATCTCTGCATGGATACAGCCGATCTCGATCCTCTCCCCGCTGGGGATGCCTAGCCTATCCCTATCGCAGCATGAGCCACCGCATAAAATCGATTCACTTTTGCGAGCCTGCCCATTGTATCCAGTGGACAAGACCGACTTACGATCTGCCCTAAAAATCACTGCCCCCACCTGTGCACGAGGGCAGGGCGATTGCTTGGCTATCGTGCGAGCTACCTCATCCCATATCTCAGCACTCATAGCAAAAATCCTTTTTTGAGCCACTGCGACAGTCGAGCTCACGAGCAAGAGCGATGATCATCCTAGACCGGCGACCACACACGCCTTTATTGCCCATCGCATATCTGCCAAGAGCGAGGCAAGCGCTTTTTGATCTATCCATCCAGTATCTAAGGGCGATCATGCCCGCCTCTATATCAGAGCATGATTGGCAAGCAATAAATTTTCTCTTCACCTGCATAGCCCCAACAGCTCCATGAGATGACACCGCCTTTTTATCAAATCGGCTTTCGTGATATGCCAAGGCGAGCGCTATATATGGATCAATTTTATACTCCATCGCATAGCGTGCCACCTCTTGACAGGTATCCACTCGATGGGCTGATGGAATAGGCTCTGCCATGCTAGCGAGGTATAGGCACACGCCTAAAAAATCATTCATCATCGTCTTCTATCTCCTCATCGGGATCTAGTGTGTCATCTAAAAAATCGTCATCGTATGACTCACGATATACAGTGGTCACACACTCAGCACAAAATCGGTACTCAAAGCCCTGCAGGTAGTCTAGCCCTTGGAGTCGAGCCCCGCATTTGATACATCTTGACATCTCACCAGCTCCATAGATCGAGGAAAGTATATGCGGGCTAAGTCTAGCACAGCTTGAGCAAAATCGCGCATCTCTTTTTGAGCGTGATCATCAAGTCGGAGCTCAATGAAATTCATCACCGCCTGCAGGCTAGCAGTCCAGATCGCTTTAGAGTACATCCCCACTGGTAGCATGACACGCGCCTGCTCACGACATACGCCCATATCGATCAGCTGAGCGTAGTTTTTATAGGCTACCTCATACGCCTCTTCTAGCAGAGCGGTCGCCTTCATCTGCTCATCCCTAGGCAAGATCCCCAAGGAAGATTGTTTATTTTTGCTGTCCTGCAGTCTCCAGAGCACAGGGCGAAAAGCCTCACTCTCTCCCATATCGACATAGCGGGCTGAGATTTCATTCCAAGAGCAACCAACTTGATGTTTCATCCACTGCCTCAACACAAAGATCGGGGCTGATATCTCAAAGCGGATCGAGGCGTGCCTAAAAGGGGAGGTGTGCTTATTTGCCCATAGATATCGCAGAAGCTTCTCATCACGATCAGACCACTCTTTAGACTCTTTGTCATAGCTGACTCTAGCGGTATTTACGATCATGAGATCGCTACCTAGCACACAGCCATCGCTCACTCGCACATATCCATCATGTACAAAAATTTGATTCATTTTTACTTGCCTTTTCAAAAAACCGGTGATAGAATGTTTTAGAATTTTCTATTGAAAATCATCAATTTATTATAACACAAACCAAGGATAAAATCGTGAATTTACAACAGCTGTATTCCCACTTAAAAGATTTACCCGCTAAGGCTTTTATGCCTATATGGGATGGCGTACTGCCCCAAGACCTCAGAGTCTATCTGCAGGGTAATAAGATCGTGATCACCTATCACACATACGAGGATGATAGACGATGCCATATCACAGCCCATCAAGGAAGATTTAGAGCTCTTCATTTATGCCGAGACAGACACGCCAAGGCTGGAGGGATGTCAGTCATGCTATTCGATGGGGCTGATATGCAAGCGATCCATCAGCCCCTATTTAGTCAGGCTGGAGGTCTGCTGACCAAACAGGGGCAGATGATACAGACATACTTTACCGATGACGAGGGCACATATGCAGACCTATAGCCCATGGGATAAAATACTTTTTGATGCGCTAAAAAAAGCAAGAGAGAAAACTAAATGATCAACTCCATCACACTAGCAGGCAGAGCAGGCAAGGATTTTATCCTAAAGCCCATTGGTACAACACTCACAAAGGCGGTGGGAACTATCGCATATCAGAACAGAAAAGACAGTCCAGTCAGCTGGTTCAATGTCGATATCGTCTCTTTTGGGGCTGATACCACAGCCAAGCGAGCATCAGAGCAGATCAAAAAAGGCGATCTCGTTTTAGTGGAGGGCAAGATGTTATCTAATCAGTCCGAGGACGGTAAAACCTATTGGCGATTGGAAGCCCACAGCTTCAATCTGCTCAATAAGGAGCAAGCATAATGTTTTCAGCACTAGACATCTTTTTAGAGATATCACGCCTAGAGCAAGATGGCATCATCACAGAGCAGACCATAGACGCCATCGTTGATAGTCTACGCCCAGATATGGACGCGATAGGCATATCTGCAGAAGCCCAAAGGCGTACAGCCGTCATCTACTCTGCTATCGATAGCCTATGTAAAAAAGGACATACTACTCATGAAAAAAATTAAAAGGTCGAGCCATACGCTCTATCTATCGTCCCGCCTCATCGACAAACTCAACGAGCTCTCTGATGCGATCAGCTCTAGCCCATCAAAGATCATAGAGGCTTGTGTAGTCGATATCGTCGATGACAAGGCGTCAAGAATCAAAGCATTTATAGAGTCTGTCGATGTCGATGATAGTATAGAGAAAATAAGCAGTCGCATCTATAAGGGGGAATGATGGGCATCGATGACAGGATCAAAAAACGCAAGCAGATCGAGGCTCTCGAGGAGACAGCAGAGATCGTCCAGTCGACCACGCAGGAAGCCCCCATAAAGAGCACTGCCGATGCTAGAAAAGAAAAAGTACTCTTTTTTATCTCTCAGGGCATGAGTCAAAGGCAAGCCTCGATCATGGCTGGAGTTGATCCTGCTACAGTGGCTAGATACAAAAATCTTGATCCTGTTTTTGCTCACGAGATAGAGCAGGCTAGGCTGACATATCGCATGATGCTAGTCGATAGAGTCAAGATCGCCACTGAGACGGACTGGAGAGCTGCCAAGTTTCTCCTAGAAACACAATTCGCAAGTGAATTCGGGCAAAAGCAACAGATCGAACTCACTAACACAGACAAACCTAAATCAATCATAATCGACATGGTCAATCAAATACGAGGGATAGCAGATGATAAACCTAGTGAGCAGGCAGAAGCCCCAGCCCAGGGCGACACAGTGGACGATGATCAAGGCTGAGGATGGGACAGTCTTTGACCTCAACGATGCAGATAATCAAACGACCATCGAGAAGATGCTGGGCAAGTCTTTTAAGGGGCTGTCGGGATATAGCGACGATCATGTGGTGAGCTACTATATCCTGCTAGAGAGATACCTAAAGCAGGCTAAGATTTTTGAGAACCGAGAGCGCATTTTAGGCTACCTAAAGGCTGTCGCAAGAATCCACTATCTATCAGGCTACCTCAATGCAAGGCGACGGCTCAGATATGAAATAGCAAGCTGTGATATCATGAGCGTCATGCAAAAAGGGACGCCGATCGCCACACGCAGAGACTGCCAGAGCTACAACGATCAACAGCTCGATTGTTTCTATGTGAGAAATTCGGATGTCGAGTCGATAGCCGTAGAGGACTCTATGATCTTAGAGATGGACCTGGCAGATCTACTAGATGGCGTACATGAAAAAGACCAGTATATGCTCAGCCTCATCATAGACGAGTATAGGCATATCGACATAGCTAGAGATATGGGGCTAAAGGCAAACACGGCTTTTACTATGGTCAATCGGCTCAAAAAAAAGCTACGCACTAGATGGAGAGAGCAGTATGAAGCTCAATGATCTGCAGATGAGCCTCATCAAAGCCCTGCTACTATCGGCGGACAATTTTATCGCCGTCCGTGCAGGTTGGGGCAGTGGCAAAACATCAGCCCTTGTCTTTGCCTTGGCAGCATGGGCAGAGGCTCATCCCTCTCTGTCTAGTCTGCTGATCACAGATACAGCAGGCAGATATAGGCAAGTGCTAGCCCCCGAGATTCAAAAGTGGCTAGGCGATGAAGGCTGGATATATCACGCACTCGAGGGCAAATGGACTGCCCCCAATGGTCATGTCGTATGGACTCGATCATATTTTAGACCGGGTACGCAGGACGCTTCTCAAAACAGCCTCGAGGGGCTCAATATCACGTCGGGGCTAGCGGTGATAGATGAGTGTCAGATGCTGACTGAGGAGGTAGCCTATAAAGCCCTTGGGCGTCTGCGATCAGGTCCAACGCCTAAGCTAATCATGGTCGGTCTGCCTGTATGGGATGCGTGGTGGGTAAAGATGGCAGAGAAGGCGGGATGCACGCCTCTATTTTTTACTAGCTATGTCAATCAAGACAACTTGTCTGCAGACTGGTTCGAGGCGACTAAAAATTTACCTGAGGACGAGAGGCGGGCAATGATTGAAAATATGCCCATGCCCCCAAGTGGGATGATCTATAAAGAGTGGTCGATGAGTCATGTCATCAAGGGATGGCAGTATCGCCCAGAGTATAGCGGGCGAATCGTGATCGACTTCGGCTTTAGAAAGCCAAGTGTTCTAATTCTAGTACACGATCCATCTCTGCAGGCTGATGTCATCTGTGCAGAAATCAATCCCCAAGAGGTTACACTAAGAGAGCTAGCATCGTTGATCCTGCAGAAGGCTTGCCCTCGAGAGCTGTCAAATAGATACCCCAATCGAATCTTGCTAGATGGGGCAAGCGGTGATAAAGCAGGCTCAGCCCGTAGTGATCGCACTGCTCAATCCGCATTCAAGGAGCTCAAAGAACCTCCAGAGAATGGGGGCATTGGGATGCCTTTTAGATGGTGCACTGATCCTATCAAGACCGACATCATGAATGGAATTCAACGCGTCAAGAGGCTGATCGCTCAAAAGAAAATCCTATGCACTCAA